CACCCTGCCGCCAATAAGGTGCAGATTAAATCGTTGGCTGCACAAAACCTCAAAGTAAGAGTTGTATAGGAGATATAAATGACAAAAGCACGAGACCTCGCCAATCTAATAAGCGCAGGTAATCCTCTCGCTGACGGTGGGATTGCTTTTAGTGAAGTAACAGGAACGCCTACAACAGTAGCAGGGTATGGCATTACAGATAGCTTTGATGGTGCTTACGGTTCTCTTACTGGCTCACCTACTCTTGGTACAGCAGCAGCCCTAGACGTAGGTACAGGGGCAAACAACATTCCACAGCTTGATAGCAATGGAAAACTTGGAGCAATCGACGGCTCACAACTGACAGGCATTGAAGGTTTTACTTATGCCTCAACTTATAAATTTGCATTTGGAGATTACTAATGGCTGACACACTCGCAGAAATTTATCGAAACACTTTAACATCAAGTGATTTTGATAGTAACGGAGAGGTTACGATTGTTACGACAGACAGTAGCACTTCTCATGTAATAAAAAATATTCACGTATCTGATACTGATACACAGATACCAGTTAACGGTACACTTAAAGTAAACGATTTTGATATTGTTGGATTAACAGCTAACTCTAGTGGCTCTGAAATTATTCCACCTAGTTCAACGGTTAAAGTTAAATCATCAGTAATGCCTTTGACGTATTTAGATTATGATATAGCATTGCGTTCTACAAACACTAACTATATTTCGCACATCGAAGCTACTGTTAGTGGTGTTTCTGCAATATCAAATATTTATGATGCAACAAACACTATACCTTTTAGCCTTTCTAATAATGAAGTCAGAGATATATATGCGCCTAATCTTGGCTCAAATAATTATCATTTAATAATTCTTGATAATCAAAATAACGATACAAACGGATATTTGTATAATAGTTCTGGCAGTGCTGTTTGGTCAAATACCGATCCATATGCACCAAAATGGTTTGATGGTAAGCAGTATGCTTATTGGTTTAATGATAGTGGTACATCAGGTATTGACAGAGTAGATTGTTTTACTGGAACTGTAACTAGGCTTGTAGATATTAATTTAGCTAACGCCTATACATATCCAAAAATGTATGGATACAGAGATGAATATCTTTGGTTTTGGTCGAGGTATGATAGTGACAGCCCTCAGGTGTATAATTTTGCTACTGGTCAGGTTTCTAGTTGGGCAGATAGCAATCCTCAAAATAGATTAACTCAATTTGATAAAAATTATTTTGCTGTTAAAAGAAGTGACGGACAATATCGTCACGTAATTCCTAATACCACTAATGATTTTCAATATTTTGAATGGGATACATCAACTTATGTAACGGGTAGTAATCAACTTACATTTAATACCTTAAATTTAAGTGGAAATGACCAAACAATGAGTAACAGAAATACTAACATGGCGGTAGTTGGAAGCAAATTGTATTATATAAATGGCAATAGTAAATTAGCGTATGTTGATTTTGCGCCAGATACACCAACTTTAGCAGAGGTTGGCACTAATACTGTTAGCGTAAATTATGGTGTTGACCTTCAGCAAGTAGAAAGAACACCAGACAGTACAACAATCAGTAGTCGCTCTGGCTATCCAAACCCTTCACTCAAGTTACGAGTAACTGGCATTACAAGTACATAGGAGACTGACATGGGATTAACTTTAAACACTAACAGTCTTACAGCTGCTAGTTCTGGTGGTGGTGGCTATGGCGTTTCAACGTCTGATGTAACAACGCTGATTAAAAACAATACGCCTTATCAATATATTGAAACGCTTACAGCTAATAATTCTGCTTCATTAGATTTTACTAATATTGGCACATACACCCACTATAAAATAATTATTGATGCTTTAATGCCATCTAGTTCTGTTTATTTTTATATGAGAGTTTATCTTAATGGCTCAGAAGATAGCAGTGTTAAATACTATTTTAACTATAGGTATGGTAGTTGGGGCAGTGAGTCATGGACATACGATGCTAATACACATTTTGCTATAGCGGCAGCGCAAAGTTTTAACAAAGCAGTTTCTGGTGAAGTAGATTTTTCTAATGGCGATGCTACAAAACAACCGTCTATGGCTTTTCATTTAGGTGGTGCATATAATAGCGGTTCTCTAAGATGGACAGGTGGTGCTTCTTATTGGGACAATGTAACCGTTGACGGATTTAAATTTTATCCATCTTCGTCAAATTGGGCGAGTGGTAAAATCCATTTGTATGGAGTAAACCGATGAGCGAAAGAGAAAATCCAAGACATAAAATGACTTCTTACGGTAAGGTATACTTTACCGAAGCAGAAGAACTAGCCAGAGATGCAGAAGAACAAGAATGGGCAGACGGTGCTAACGATAGATTAGCAGCCGAACACAGAGCTACTCGCAATCAGTTACTCGCAGATAGCGACTGGACACAGTTCAACGACAGCCCACTTACAGATGAAGCCAAGACTTCTTGGGCTACTTATCGATCCTTACTCAGGTCGCTTCCAGAGCATGAGAACTGGCCTTCTCTTGGTGATGATGATTGGCCTGTAGCGCCGTAAGGATAAGACATGGATAAACGAACAGTAGCATCAGCACATGAGCGAATAGATGAATTGCAGATACAAGTTGCGGAGATAAAGACTGAGATGAAGATACAGTTTAAAGATTTGTATAATCGTATCAAACGTATGGAAGCAATTATGATTGGTATTAGTGGCGCAAGCTTGTTGCTTTTATTACGAATAACATTTCTGAGTTGATAAAATGGACCCAGTTAGTTGCGTTGCTTTAGCGACAGGGGCATACAAGACGCTCAAGGCTGCAATAAGCACTGGCAAAGATATTCAAGAAATGACAGGAACTTTGTCTCAATGGGGCAAGGCTTTCTCTGACTTTAGCAATATAGAAGAAAGAGAAAAAAACCCTCCGTTTTGGAAAAAAACATTCAAGGGATCTGATGAAGAGACTGCACTAGAGATCTTTGCAAACAAAAAGAAAATGGAACAAATGAGAACTGAGATAAAAGATCATATCTCATTTACATACGGGCCGAGCGCATGGAAGGAAGTGTTACATATAGAGTCGCAGATGCGTAAGAAAAGAAAACAAGAGTTGTATAAGAAGCAGGAACAGATTGATGCGGTTATTAACTTTGCTATTGGTGCTGCTATTTTTATTGTAGGTAGTGGTATTTTATTTATTGCATTTTATTATTTAGGTCAGTGGCAAGGTAGATGGTAATGAAAGTAGTATTACAAATTTTATTTTTAATGTTTGTAGCAGGGTCTCCATTTTTATTTATGGCTGTTGCGACTAGTTAGATGTGGGTTTTGCTTTGGTTACAAGTTATTACTGGCAACTTTGACCACTATCATGTGGGCAGTTATTCAAGTGAAGAAGCATGCAAGTTAGCGCAGAAAGAAGCAAAAGTATTAGTAACTAATCAAAATTCTAAAGTAGTGTGTATAAAAATTGAACGGTGACAATTACAGAATGGAAGGGAAAGTACATAATCTACAATGACAAAGGTTATGTAGTAATTATAACTAGGGACAAACGAATAGCCTACAAACACGCAAGGAAATATTATGGTAGCAATCACAGCTAATTATCTAGATGAACTAAAGATCTTACCGCGTCTGGCATTTCTTTGTCAGATTATTTTGACTTGGAAAGTATGTCTTTGGTTTATGACGCTCGAAGATCCAACAACGCAACAGTCTGCATTTGTATCTTTAGTTACTGCTATGCTTTCTGCGTCTTTTGCATTATGGTTAGGCAAAGAAGCCAAGACAGATAGAGGAGGACACCATGCTCCAAACACTAATAGGTCCGATAACTGAACTAGCAGGAGGTTGGTTAAATGCCAAAACCCAAGCCCAACAAGCAAACGCGAAACTCAAACTTACCGAAGCAGAAGCCAAAGCAAAAATCCTCGTCTCCAAAGAAACCTCAGTCCAAGACTGGGAAAGGATTATGGCACAGGGTTCTCAGAATTCTTGGAAGGACGAGTGGTTAGTTTTATTATTCTCAATCCCATTGATCCTAGTATTCACAGGTGAATGGGGTCGCACAGTCGTTTCAGAGGGGTTCACAGCACTGGAACAGATGCCCGAGTGGTATCAGTATACTTTAGGTGTTATCGTAGCCAGTAGCTTTGCAGTGCGTTCTGCTACAAAATTTTTCGCTAGAAAGTAAAATCTAAGCCGTTTTAAAATTCATAAAGGAAGTCTTATGTCTTACAAATTATCAGAAAGATCAATGTCAAAACTTCAAGGTGTCGATCCGAGAATGCAGGACGTTGTAAAGGAAGCTATCACCCTCACCAAAGTAGACTTCGGAGTGATATGCGGAATGAGAACTGAGGATGAGCAGAGAGAACTTGTTGCCAAAGGTGCAAGTAAAACTATGAAGTCAAAACATTTAGATGGTTTGGCTGTTGACCTTATGGCTTACATCGGTTCCAGAGCAAGTTGGGAACTTAATCTGTATGATGATATTGCTGATGCAATGGCAGAATCAGCAAGAAATAATAATGTAAAGATTAGATGGGGCGCAGCATGGCATGTTGACTCAATAGCTGATTGGGATTTTACCATGCAAGATGCAATGAATTCTTATGTAGATCTGAGAAGAGCACAAGGGCGCAGACCATTCATAGATGGTCCACACTTTGAACTTATGGTCTAGGCATTGGCTTGATATAATCTTTTGACACAACGTTAGTGCCTTTGCAAAGGATAGCTACGTCTTTGCCATAAGGCTCTAGTATATTTGACATATAATCTATGCTGTATGAGCAATCATCGAAGCTAGGCAGGAGTATACTTGTTTTTATTTCTTCTCCCTGCACAAAATAGCTTATCATCATAAAAGTAAAATATGTTTTAATCATTGTAATCTTTTCTCCAATTAATTAAAAATCTATAGAGGGAGACATTTCGCTCTGTCTCTCTCACGAAAGCCAAGGTGGATTTCTCAAAGTTATTTTTCTCTCATGCTTGTAACATGGTTGTGTCTTATGATTGGTTGTACCTTTTTTGTACGCTCGTAAAAAAGATATACCATTGTCATATGCAAGCTTTCTCAGTTTATCTTTATTCATTCCGATTGCTGTTGCAGCTTGATTGATTGTCATGATTTCATTGAAACGCATAAGCAGAGCAATTATTTCTCTCTTATGACGCTCTTTCATTTCGGGATATGTTTCTATTAGTTCACTCATATTTCTCTCCTAAAAAGCCCCCCCATTTCTGGGGGGTAGTTGCTCAAGAGTGTAAGGATGGAGAAGAAAACTTACACTGCATTGAGTATTAAAATGGTATCTCATCATTCAGATTATTTGCTTGTTGCCCTTGATCTGGCTGTTCTTGTTGTGGTTCTTCGGGCTTTGGTCGTGCTTCACTCACTCGCATTTGAAGCATTGGCTTGTCAAACTTTGTAAGTGCTTTCCAACCTGCAAGTCTCTTGTCGAATATCTCCCCTGTTAGGTCAGGACTTTTCTCGTCTTTCTTTTCTGCATCAAAGAGCACTCCAACTTTTTGATAAATATTAAATATAACCTTACCACTTTTTAGTTGGTCGCGTATGATATTTACCTTTAGTTGCTGTCCATCAATATCTAATTCACCTTGTAAAAAATATTGTTGATTGTCGAAAGGTGTAAAAGCTACACCCCGATTTCGATTGTCGTATTCTTTTTTTTCCTCAGACATATTACCAAAGTTCCTTTCCCTGCTTTGAATTGTCAGTTGAATTTTTCGTTTCTTGCTTGCCAACACCTGATGCCTTGTTTCCATCATCATCGTCTTTTGCTTCTGGTTCAATCCCTGCAAGAGTAAGGATGCCATATCTTTTTGCATAGGTTATTGCAGACCCAACACCTTGCATGTTCTGTTTATCAAGAACAAGATAAACCTTTGTTGATAATTCTTGACCACTGCCATGAATAAACTTTGTCTCAGTATAGTCGCCAAGTTCATCACGATTGTTTGATTGTAATAATACAAAGTTATGTTCGTGTAATGCAGGTTTAATCGCTGTTAAACAACTCTCAAAACTTGCATAAGCGTTTCTGTAATGTGGATTTGTTTGGTCTTTCTCAGGACTGTCTACTGTCTTTTGAAAGTCTTGAAAATCTTCAAACCATGTTTTTTTATCTGTCATTTTGTCCTCTCAAATGTATTCTAAGTGACCCTCTCTTGTCACGTTTCACTGTCAGTTGATCGCAATAAACCTCACGCTCATTGTCACCAACCATTGCTTTCAAATCTTTCTTTGCCCTTTCAAATGATTTGTTGTTCTCGTATCCATTCACATATGTAACTGCACTATCCATAAACATATTGTCAGTGCTCGCGTCTCTTGCTACCATTTCATCTAGTGGTATCTTGTCTATTGAAATGGTCCGCATATCGTTGCCCACTGGTTCTTTTCTTTCTTGAACGTGTTCCCAAAAATCAGAGACAACAGCCCACATTGATCCAAAATATTCCTTGTTTCTTTCAACACGGACAGATTGATAGTCACTGTTGCCAAAGATAACTGAAAGATATGCACCATCTGCATTAGCTAATGCCATATAGAATTGTAACTGAGGCATGTAGTATTCAATTACATTACTCATTTTGTTAAATGCATTTGTGTGTTTAGCTTCAACAATATGTTTGTTCCATACTGCATCAACAGTACCTTTACAGGGTATTGCTTTTATTCCTAATTTTTTCTCAATCTCAAACTGATGGTGAGTAAGACTTGTTATTCCGTGTTCTTTCTCAAACCACTTTAGATTGAACTCTTCTGTATGAATGCCAAGTTGAACAGCTAAGTTGTCACTTAAATCATCTGGCTCTTTGATGCCGCATTTCACTTGCCACAACTCATACCAGTTGCCTTGCATTATCTGGACACAATCACTGCCCCCGATAAATCCTTTTCTTTCCATTGATTTTCTCCATCATCTTATTTTTTGTTGTATTTATAAGGTGTTGCATACTGCATTTTTGCAGTTGGTTCAACATATTTTTTAAAGTCATTCTCAGTTAGGTTAGTGTATTGTAGTAATTGTTTTTTTAACCGACCCTTTAACCAATGCTCACCAATGTCCTCACCATTCTTAATTCTTGTTGCATTTATTCTGAGGCTATCTGCCTGAAAACCAGTTGGATTTGAAACCTTTGGTCTATCAGTTGGGTTAAGTTGTCTGTTGACCCTTTGATCCCAAGTCATGTTCGCAGTGTATTGTTTGAACTGAGACATCACGTTACTTCCCAATACATAGCATAACGCTTGCCGTTTTCATCTTGCTTCATGACCTTATCAATAATCATGCCGCTATCTTTTAAATCTTTTATTCGTGCGGCTAATCTAAAACATCCATAAGAAATTAAGGCTTCCATTGGATTAATTGTTTTACCATCTTTAAGATGGGCTTTGATTAATTTTGTTTGATTTTCCATTACTATTCTCCATTAGTTTTTCAAACACTTCACCAGACATAATTACTAGAGTTTGCGGAGTTCCTCTCCGTCTTTTATAGAAGGCTATGTCTCGACCCTCTAATACTTTAAATGGGCTAGGGAAGTTTGACTTGTCTCTGTACTTTACCTCTCCCACCATTTCTTGTTCACACAATTCGAGTTTAATATCTCCTGAATACTCTCCCCCCAAAGATCCACTGAGGGGTTGTCTCTTTGCTTTGATACCGATTGTTCTGAGCCACTCGACAAACCACTTTTCATGATATGTTCCTTTGTTTTTATTCTTGTTTGCCATGTGTCATTCTCGTAACAATTCATACATACTATCCAATGTTTAACCATTGTTGCTTTGTGTTCGTTCTTTAGTATTGCAACAAACTTAAACGTCTTTTCTTTACAACTCTGACAAATTACAGACTTACCTTTTGACTGCTTCAATGTCGTATTCCAAAGCTTCCAACCAACACATTAACATAAATCCTGAGGGCATTCTTTGATAAGATTCCCATTTTCCAACAAGTGTGGTGGTGCAACCAATTTTATCGCTTAAGCTTTCTTGGCTTAATCCCCTGTCTCGCCTCGCTTCTACTAATATCTTGACCAGATGCTCGTAGTTGTTTGGTATACTCGGCCGCTTTGTCTCTTCTAATTTGTTCATCTATCGCATCTAAAACCTTACACGCTGTATCAAAACGCATTTCAGTTTCTCCATTGATAGTTCTGTAATAAGTTGAAGTAGGAATTTGTGCTACCTTAAAAGCTTTGAGTAAATCAATTTTATTTTCTCTAGCTTTGTCCTGAACTGTTTCTAAATATGCTTTCATAGCTGCATGTATGGAGTAATGTTATAGATATTGTCAAGGGGGAGAAATTGAGGCGCAACTCCCCCTTAACTTTTACTCTTTCTCCTTTCTTTTGTTAATTGCGTTAATACCTAGATTGTAAACACACTCGCGTTTAAAGCTTTCAAGTTCTTTTAAACCGTCGGCTATTTCTTCTTTTTGGAATGTATCAAAAATATCTTTCAATCTTTCGGAGACATAGAACAAACAAACTCTATCATCTATTTCGTCCATTTATTCTTCCTCCTTTCCTGTTCCTTTACATTCATCACATTCAATAAACTTTGTCCCCACTATTCCAATGTCATTATTAAAACCACGCGGAAAATATTCTTCGACTTCAATCTGTCCATCACCGCCACAATACTTACAAAGCTTTGAATTGTAGGTTTTATAAAAAACCTTATCAAACACCTCACTCAACATTACTTGTAAATTCAAATCAGTTTTTTTAAATTTTACCCCGTTGATCTTTTGTAAATAATCTCGATATGACATATTCATATCTGGCTTAATTGGGCCAATAAAATTGTTGCTCATTTTATGTTACCCTCTCGAATGTCATGTTGTCCTTGAACGGTACAGTCTCACCATTTGGAAGATTGACAAACCAATCGAAGTCTTTTTGAAATACTGAGTAACCAAGACAAAACATTTTACTCGCTTGGTTCATCTTGCGTTTGGTTGTTACAGTTTCCCATCCATCAGAGTTCAATGTCACCTTGTTATCTTTCCAAGAAACTATATTGGTTGAATGATAGGTAACTCCCCCATGTTCGTCGCCTTCATACCATGTTGTATGGTACGGACTTAATCTATCCTTTGTCATGTTTTCTTCTCCTTTTACAAAAGACTTGCGTGAAATGCCCAAGATAGGCAGAATGCATACAACAACACCAAGACCATCATCGTTCCTAGCAATGCTATTAACATCTGTATTTGCGCTTTCATCTTATTATCTCCTTTACTTACAATACTATACTAGCTGCATATGTGCAGTAATGCAAGAGAAAGATACGAATAATTTACATAGTGACGTTACGTTCTTTTGTGCTTGTGACGTTACGTCATAATTGACAGACCCGTTGACACCATGCATTCATGGGGGGGATTACAGGGGGGGCAATACAGGCTGTCGCCTTTTTGATGATACAGAAATAAAAATACTGTTTGAGTACAGCCTGTATTATACAGGGAAAATTTTCAAAGAATGTCTATTATTACAGAGAAGAAACTCACCCAAAAACAAACCGCTCTTGTTGACACGCTCGTAGCAAATGGTTGCACCATAACTAGAGCCGCTGAACTCGCAGGATATTCTAAAGGTGAGAGTGGAAGAGTAAGTGCAAGCAAGACTTTAAAACTCCCACATGTGCAACAATACATGATGCAAAGAATGGGTGAAGAGTTTGGTCTTAGTGCTACGGTTGCCGCAGGTAGGCTCAGGGATCTGGTTTCCAATGCAAAGTCGGAGTATGTACAGCTAGAGGCGGCAAAGGATTTGCTTGACCGTGCAGGATACAAGCCAATTGATAGATCGCAGGTTCAGGTTGCAGGAGACATTCAGGTTAGCATTGATTTGTCCTAGCAATAATATAGCAGACTGCCATTGATCTGATATATTATTGCGTGCTCTACAGCATAGAAAGTGATTATCTTTTTGATGGGGGTGGGGTCAAAAACTGTAAAGGCCATGTATACAAGTAGTCTACCACTAGCATTTTTTTCTAAAAAGGTTTATAAGCAATCCCAAAAAATATTTTTATCTAGAGAGGTCCGATGTAATGAGGAAGATACACAAGAGTCCATCGGGAGGTTTGACGGAAGCAGGGCGAAGATATTTTAAGAGGAAAGAGG